CACTGAGCCTCATAACCTCTACAACTACACTTCTTTGCAACGCTTATTACGTACCTGAACTCAATGTTTCGCAACATACGTTACTTGCCAAAGCCTTCACTCTGGTCAGGACACCGAGGACTGCCTAAACAGTACTTCCAACATGAAACTCAGCCCGATTCATACATGAACGACTGGCTCTCTAACCGAGCTAAGAAATTCTATTCTGCTGACGTTATCGAACTGGTACTCACTGCCCGCCGCCCACCGGAATCTCCCGAACTAGTACAGAAAGCATTTGACAAATTCGACGTTCCTAAGCATCACATCATTCGAGATGAGCACTTCGAGAATGGAATCAAATGGACCAAGGAGAAAGGAGCACCCAACCGCCCCCTACACCCTGTCTGTTTCCCAGACTTACGCTACTATCCCTGGAACCTTCCGCCTAACGCAGAAGCACCATGGAACATCCCAGGATATCGGTTTACCCCGAACTTCCGAGATATCGATGGAGAATCTGAGAACCCAAAACTTCAAGAGACTGTTGAATCCAAGCTGATTTATCAACTACGATCATCAATTTCAGTTGAAGACTACCTTAAGATCAAACACTCAATAGGTTTGACTCAAGACTCACGACCCTCTTTCCACAATCTGTATAATGAGATATTTATTAGGAATCGACGACTCGTCCACGAGATCAAGGACCTCAATCCGAGATTTTGGAACGAAGACGGAACCCCAAAGCCATACTTTTGGAACACTGTTCATATCAAAACGACAGTAGTTACTGAAGACGAAGAGGATAAAATCCGAATTGTTTTCGGAGCACCCAAGCTCATACTACAAGTCGAGAACATGTTTCTCTGGCCATTGCAAGCTACTTACCTGAACACAGGAAAAGGCTTCATGATGTGGGGACGCGAAATCGTCCGAGGAGGATTTGAGAAGCTACACCTGGAACTTGCCGAACTAGGCCATGAGCACGGAATACTGTGCATCGATTGGTCGAGCTGGGACAAGAACTTTTCTCATGAACTACAAACGGAAATCCATCACATATGGAGATCTTATTTTGACTTCACGAGATACGAGCCCACCTCAATCTACCCCGACGCACGCCCCGATCCTACCAAGATCGAGAATCTTTGGACATGGATGAAATATTCCACCCAGAAAACACCAATGAGACTACCTAATGGCAAACTTGCTGTATGGGAATACTCAGGATATGGTTCTGGATACCAAAGCACTCAATTGGAGGACTCATTTGGTAACGCTATAGTCACTACGACTTGCGCGTCCGCCATGGGCATCAAAATCTTCAACCCCGACTTCTACGCTGTATTTCAAGGCGACGATGCATTCGTCCGCTTCTTGTTATGGCTAATGAAGATCTACGGGAAAACGTTCTTACCGGAATTTGCACAATGTGCAAAGCACTATTTCGGTCACATCTTGAACGTGAAGAAATCTTCCGCACTCACTCAGCTTGAAGGAGCAAGCATGCTAAGTTACACTTACAAGCATGGACTGCCTTTCCGCACAGCTGAAGACCTGCTACGACACTTGTTCTTTCCAAGAAATGTACATAGGTACGAGACGCTCGCTGGAGCAGCACTAGGCTTAGCCTACGCAAATGCTGGCATTCACGAACGCTTTCACGACCTCTGCGCATACATATGGAACAAGCTTGTCCACGAGAAAGGGATCAAGCCCGAACTCCAACGCCATGAAAAATCAAGAATTTATGGAGGAGCTCTGACTCTACACACTTTCCCTGAACTCGAATCACTTCGGTTCCCAACTTTCCTTGAGCTCTGCTCTGTTGTTCAAACGCATCAGAAACGATCACTCGAAGAAAAGCAAAAACTGTGGCCCACTCAACCTGGCCCAGCTGGTAACTTCTACTTCCTCAATCCTG